ACGGACCGCCGCGCCTGGGCCCGCAAGCTGCGGCAGCGAGAGCAGTTCGGCGAGAGGCTGACGCAACCGCAGAAGGACGCCTGGCGCGAGGCTCTTCACGTTGTTGCCGCAAGCAGCGAGTTCGAGGAGATGCAGCCGTGACGCGCGAGCAGGGTAATCGGCTGCTGGATGCGGTTCGCGACGGCCACTCCGAGGCCAGCGAGCGGCTGATCATGGTCGCGCTGGTGGCCACCGGAGATCTCAGCGCATGCGCCATCGTGACGACCTTCGTCGAGGAATGGAACGAGCTGCGCCGATCTGATCCGCTGGAGATGGCCGCATGAACCTGCACGACGCCTGCCCGCCATGCAACCGCGATTGCCGCGATTGCCGCGATTGCCGCGATGGCCGCGACTGCCCGAACAACGCGGGGCCGGATCGCCGGCTGGTGCGCGACGTGCTGGCGATGGTGCTGTGGCCGCTGTGCTTCGTCGGGTTGCTGGAGGTGGTCGGCTGGGTCTGGAGGGCGCTGGCATGATCTCGCTGACCATCATCGGAGAGCCAGCGAGCAAGGCCAACAGCCGGCAGATCGTCACCATCGGCGACAGGCCGTCGGTGATCAAGTCGAAGAAGGCGCGTACCTACGAGCACGATGCGCTACGGCAGATCCCGAGCGCGGCCCGCCAGCGCCTTCAGGGCCCGGTGCGTGTGACGCTGCGGCTGTTCTACGCCAGCGAGCGGCCCGATCTGGACGAGTCGATCGTGCTGGACGTGCTGCAGGACCGCTGGAAACGCAGCAAGGAGACAGGCGAGCGCGTGCTGCTCCAGCCAGGCGTGTACGGCAACGATCGCCAGGTGCGCGAGAAGCATGTCTTCCACGGCATCGATCGCACGAACCCTCGCGCGGAGATCATGGTCGAGCCGCTGCAGGCGCAGCAGCGCGACATGCTGGCCGAAGATCAAGCGGAGGCGCTCCCGTTTTGACCGCGACCACCACCCGCATCCCCGCCATGATCGACGTGTCCGCGATCATCGGCACTGAGTTGCACATCCACCCCGACGACATGGAGGACCTGCACCAGCTCTACCGCTTCTGCTGGCCCGGCAACGCGGCGGGGAACGTCTGGCGCAGCACGACGCTGATCGTCGATCCGGCAGCGGCTCGCTTGCCGCTGAAGCCGTTGTGATGCTGATCCTGCGCCCACCAGGTCGAGGCAACTGGTCCACGCTGACCGTTGCCATCGAGGGCCGACGCCTGGCCCCGCTGCTGATCCGCGTCGGCCAGCGCATGACGATCGGCGACCAGGTCTATCGCATCGCGAAGGTGCTGCCATGACGAACGCGGAAGTGATGTCGAAGCTGCGCGACATGTGCGGCCGCAGGTCGCAGGCTGCGGTGGCGCGCGAGATGGGCGTCAGCCTGTCCTACCTGAACGCAGTCATGTCACGCGGCCAGCCGCCAGGCCCGAAGATACTGCGCGCGATGGGCCTGCGCAGGCAGACCGTCTATCTGCCGATCGGGGCGCCGTGAGCAAGCGCATCGTGATCGATGAAAGCGGCATCTTCATCGAAGGTTTCGATCCGGCCGCGGATGTGCCAGAGGCCGACGTGCTGACCACCACCTTCATGCGCGCAATGCTCCGGGGCATCAAGCGCATCGTCGATGTGACCAACCATGCCGAGGCCAGGCAACGCGAAAAGAGCCTGGCTGCAGCCCAAGCCATGCAGGCGACCGAACTCATGCGCAAGGCGTTGCACTGACATGGCGCGCTTCAATTCATCACCGAACCTCGCGCAACCGCTGCCTCAGCTGGTGATCCTGTTCTTCGCCCGCCACCCGGAAGAGGAACTGACCGCGGGCGACATCAGCGAGAAGTTCGACGTGCCCACGCGGCGGGTGAACAAGCGGCTGAAGGCTGCTGTACGCGACGGCATGCTGGTGTGCGACGAAGGCGCGCCGGGGCGAGGGAACAATTCGGTCTACAGCGCTGGGCCGATGCTGCTGAAGTTGATCGGTGCGCGCATGGCTGCCGAGCCGATGGCTGCGAATGCGCCGACGATGGAACATGGCAGGATGGTGGCGAGCGTATGACGACCGAACCCGACGCCAACCGCAAACCGGAAATTCACCGCCGGCACGATTGGATCGCGATCAAGCGTCGCTATGTCGAGGGCTACGAGGTCGACGGCGCGCGCTACGCCAACCCGACGATGGAAGAGATCGCGGGGCACTTCGAGATCCATCTCTCGGTGGTCAAGAAGGCGGCGATGCGCGAGAAGTGGACTGACCAGCGCGAGCTGTTCCAGAGCCGGCTCGAGGTGGCGCAGCGCGAGCGCACGACGAATGTCCTGGCCAGCAAGGGGGCGGAGTTCGATGCGCTGTCGCTGCGCGTGGCCGAGAAACTCTTCAAGAAGATCGAGCACCGTATTGACCAAGCGATGAAGACCGTCGACGCGATCGATCTGACCCCGGCTCAGGCCTCGCAGCTCGCAGCCGCTGCGAAGGCCGCGCAGCACGTCGGGCGCCTGGTGATGGGCGACAGCACCGATAACGCGAGGCTGTACGCCGAGTTGCTGCAGAAGCCTGATCTGTCAGCGCTGTCGGCGGCCGAGCTCGAGCAGTTGGAGACGTTGCTGACGAAGGCGAAGCCGGGCGGAGCGTGAGCGCGAACCGGCTCCCGGACCTGATCGACGTCCAGGCCGAGCGCGCGAAGCAGAGCCTGCACTACTTCCTGCGCCGCTTCGCATGGCCCGCGATTTGGCCGGCGACGCCCTTCATCGACAACTGGCACATCGGTGCAATCTGCGAGCACCTCGAAGCTGTTTCACGTGGAGAGATCCGGCGACTGATCATCAACATGCCCTTCCGGATGCTGAAGAGCACGATCGTCTCGCAGGCCTTTCCCGCGTGGGACTGGATCGATCACCCGTCGCGGCAGTTCCTGACCGCGGCCTACGCCGGCGACGTGGCCATGCGCGACGCGGTCGACGCTCGCCGCATCATCGACTCGCCGGCCTACCAGCGTGCCTTCGGCAACATCTTCCGTCTGACGACCGACCAGAACGTCAAGACGCGCTACGAGAACGACAAGCGCGGCGCGCGCACGACAACCTCGACCGAGGCAGCCGGGACGGGCTTCGGCGGCGACATTCGGATCGTCGATGACCCGGTCAGCGCCAGAAAGGCCGACAGCGCTGCCGCCCTGGCAGCGAGCGTCGAGTGGTGGAAGGGCACCATGTCCACGCGCGCCAACGACGCCGCCATCGGCCCGGCCGTCATCGTGCACCAGCGCTTGAACGCCCGGGATCTGACTGGCTATCTGCTGGCCGAGGAGAAGGGCTGGGAGCATCTGGTGCTGCCCATGCGCTTCGATCCGGATCTGCGCAAGACGACTTCGATCGGCTTCAAGGATCCGCGCACGGTCAAGGGCGAGCTGTTGCACCCGCAGCGCCTGCCCGAGGAGACCGTCAAGGAGCTCGAGGGCAGCCTGGGCGAGTACCACAAGAACGCGCAGCTGCAGCAGAACCCGGCGCCACGCAGCGGCATCATCTTCGAGCGCAAGCACTGGAAGTTCTACAAGGAGCTGCCCGGCGGCCTGGCGGGCATGGACGAGATCGTAATCTCGGTCGACTGCACCTTCAAGGACCTGGAGTCCAGCGACTACGTGGCGATCCAGGCCTGGGGCCGCAAGGGCGCGAACGAGTACCTCCTCAAGCGCATGAAGGAACGGCTGAACTTCAGCGCGACGGTCATGGCGGTGCGCACCATGAACGCCCTGTACCCGGACGCGATTGCGACCCTGATCGAGGACAAGGCGAACGGCTCGGCGGTGATCGAGACCCTGGGCGCGGAGATCCCTGGCGTGCTGGCGATCCAGCCCGAGGGCGGCAAGATCCCGCGCGCCTACGCCATGCAGCCGACCCAGGAAGCCGGCAACATCTGGCTGCCGGATCCATCGGTCGACCCGGACATCGAAACCTTCTTGACCGAGGCCTCGAGCTTCCCGGCAAGCCCGAACGACGACGAGGTCGACGCCATGACGCAGTACGTGAACTGGTCCAGGAAGCGCTCGAAGCAGGGCGGCCTGGCCGACTACATGCGCCAGCAGGCCGAGGCCCTGCAGAAGGCCCGCGAGGCGGCCTGACACAGCCCGGCATGGGCCGCTAAGGGGTGCATTTGCGCCGCCGGGCAGGACTTGGCGCCGCAGAATCCGCGCACTTGGCGCCATCGCGCAGCGGGCCCGCGTGCCTTTGTTGCGCGGCGCCTGAACCTAGGCGGGCACTGTGGCAACACGCGAACAGTCTGGCACCAATGTCGAACCGAGCATGATCCAGCGCGTCGTCGAGGGCGTGCGGTACATGGTATCGGGCGTGACGCCGACCAGCTGGTTCGGCCCGTCGCAGCCGCTGGCCCCGCAGGCTCAAGAGCAGGTCGAAGGCCGGCAGCTCGACTTCCCCGTCGGCTACAACCTGCGCATGCAGCCCCGCGAGGGGGAAGCGGTCAGCTTCGGCCAGTTGCGCGCCCTGGCCGATGGCTATGACCTGATGCGTCTGGTCATCGAGACCCGCAAGGACCAGGTCGAGTCCTTCGAATGGGAGATCGTGCCGGCCGACAAGAAGGCCGACGCCGACAAGCTGTTCGCCGAGATCGAGGCGGTGACCGAATTCTTCCAGCGCCCGAACCGCGAACACAACTGGTCGCAGTGGCTGCGCATGATCGTCGAAGAGATCCTGGTCATCGACGCGGTGGCGATCTACCCGCGCGAGACCCGAGGCGGTGACATGTACGGCTTCGAGTTGGTGGACGCGGCCACGCTCAAGCGCGTCATCGACGACACCGGCCGCACCCCGATGCCACCCGACCCGGCCTACCAGCAGATCCTGAAGGGCATCCCGGCGGCCGACTACAGCAGCGACCAACTGGTCTACATGATGCGCAACCCGCGTGTCTCGAAGCTGTACGGCTTCAGCCCGGTGGAGCAGGTCATCACCACGGTGAACATCGCGCTGCGCCGGCAAATGTCGCAGCTCGCCTTCTACACCGAGGGCAACGTGCCGGAGGCCCTGGCTCAGGTGCCGGAGACCTGGACCGCAAAGCAGGTCGCCGAGTTCCAGCTATGGTGGGACTCGGTGATGGAGGGCAACCAGGCCGCGAAGCGAAAGATGCGCTTCGTGCCGAGCCTGAAGGACATCGTGTTCCCGAAGGACGCTGTGCTCAAGGACGAGATGGACGAGTGGCTTGCGCGCATCGTCTGCTTCGCCTTCAGCATCGCCCCGACGGCGCTGATCAAGCAGGTGAACCGGGCCAGCGGCGAGCAGATGTCGGACACGGCGAAGGAGGAGGGCCTGATGCCGCTCCTGCGCTTCCTGGAGGCCTTCCTGACCTATCTGGTGCAGAAGTACCTCGGGCTGCCGCAACTGCGCTTCGCGTTCAAGATCGTGAACCAGATCGCGCCTGTCGATCAGGCCACGATCCACGGGGTCTACATCGACAAGCAGGTGATGACGGCCGACGAGGTGCGCGAGGATCTGGGCAAGGATGCTCTGACGCCTGAACAGCGCGCGGCCGCCTTCCCGCAGCCGGCCGCGCCGGCGTTCGACGAGTTCGGCAACCCGGTTGCGTCGGAGCCTGGTGCTGCGCCTGCCGATGTCGGCAAGGACGGCAAGCCCCTCGATGGCGCCGCTGCCGCGGTGGCTGGCAAGAAGCCCAGGCCGCAGGAGCCCAGCCCGGTCGAGAAGATGCTGGCCGAGGCGCTGCGCATGCTCGACCCGTCGCGCCTGTCCGAGCTGCTCGCGAAGGCCGCCGAGTCGCAGGCCCCGCGCATCGTCGAGGTTCGGCCCGAGGTCAACGTCGACGTGGGCGACACGAACGTCCACGTTCCTGCTCCGACCGTGCACATGCCGCTGGCCAAGCGCGAGCCGGATCCGCACGAGGGCAAGCGCCTGGTCAGCAAGCGCATGGCCAACGGCGACCTGGTCGCTACCTGGGAGCCCATCGAATGATGATCGACACCGCCAAAGGCCCGATCGACGACAGCCGCCTGGCCAAGTTCGTCGAGGAGACAGAGCTGCCTGGCGGCACGCTGGTCTCGACGAAGTACTTCCTGGGCGAGGAGCTGGTGAAGCTCGACCAGAACATGAAGGTCTCAGAGGAGGCGCTCGTCGCCGCCGGATTCGCGAACCCACTGCAATGAGGACAGAGCCATGATGCAACTGACACTCCCCCGAGGCTCCGCTGACCCGTTCGGCGCGCTGCGCGGGCTGCTGGATCACCTGATCCTGGCGATCACGACGTCGATGGCGACGAGCTACAAGCGCCAGCTCTTCACCGCCACGCACAACCACTCGGTCGGTGGCAGCACGTTCAACATCGCGCTGTTTGACGCCACCGCGACGCTTGACGCGACGACCACGGCCTACAGCGCCGCGAACGAGGTGGTCGGCACTGGCTACGCGGCCGGCGGCAAGACTCTGACGAACGTCGCCCCGTCCGACAGTGGGACGACGGCGTTCACCTCGTTCAACACTCCGCTGGTCTGGACCGGCGCGACGTTCACCGCCCGCGGAGCCCAGATCTTCAACACCAGCGCTGCGAACGCCTCGGTCGGCGTGTTCGACTTCGGCTCGAACATCCCCGTGGTCTCCGGCAACTTCACGCTGTCCTTCCCGACAGCCAACGCGAGCGCCGCCGTCCTGCGCATCACCTGATCGGAGGACTGAGCGGTGGTCGCGCCGATCTTCCGTGACCGCGTCGAGGAGGGCACGAGCACAACGGGCACCGGCACGCTGACGCTGTCGGGCGCTTCGACGGGGTCGCGCACCTTCAACAGCGCCGTGCCCACAGGCTCGACCGTCGAGGCGTGCGTCGATGACGGCATCGCCGATTGGGAGGTGTTCCGGGGCGTGTTCACGTCGCCCGATCAACTCACGCGAGCGACCGTGCTGTCGAGCTCGAACGGCGGCAACCTGGTCAGTTTTGCAGCGGGCACGAAAGTCTGCTACCTGACGGTCTCGGCGGCGTCGCTGGCGGCGCTGAACTCGACCAGGTCGAACCCGCAGACGGCCAATTACACCTTGGTCGCGGCCGACTTCGACGGCATGACGCAGGTCGACTTCAACAGCAGCTCGAACCTGGTGGTCACGGTGCCTTCGAACGCGAACGTGCCGTGCGCCAATGGCACCACGGTGCTCGTCGCGCGCAGCGGCAGCGGCACGCTGACGGTGTCATCGGAGGCAAACGTCGTCGTCGAGAACTGCTCGTCGAACACGCTGCGCGCGCAGAACAGTGTGGCTGCGCTGACCAAGAAGGCGACGGACATCTGGCGGCTCTTCGGGGACCTGACCTGACATGGCGACGCAAGGCAGCGCGCTGCTCGACTTCGGGGCGTTTCCTGGCGCGTCCGACGCCTCCTTGGCCGTCGCATCTGCCGGCATCGCTGCCGGCTCGCTCGTCGAAGCGTGGCTGTTTCCAGCGGCAACGGCGGACCACACGGCCGACGAGCACATGGTCGAGACGATC